GGATATGGATCGACGTATCGGCGTCATGCGCGTTGAAGGCGGCACCCGCGATGTTGTCGTTGGTCCGTACCGTGTTGGCATCGACCGTGCCAGTCCCGTTGAGGACGGGAGAGGCGAAGGTCTTGATGGCGTGAAGTGGAAGGAGGACGGCCATCGGTTACGCCTGTGGCGGGATAGGCCACGCTGGCGGATTAAACGGGTCGATCACCGTGCCCATATAATCCCGCAACTGCTGGCGGTAGGTCGCCCACTCGGCCTTTTTCGCGGTCGCCAGCGGCACATCGGAGAGCTGCGTGTAGTCGCAGGCTTGCAACTCCCCGTCACGGGTCAGCCGCAGACTGCTCAACGTAGATTGCTTGGCCTGCTCTACTTCTTCCACCGACTTGTCCGTCACCACCCACTGCTGCGTCCACACCCCATCCACCAGCACGGCGTCTGCATCCGTACGAACCTGCGTGAGCGGGTTGTACGGAGGAGGCGTGACGAGCTTGAGCTTAGAGACGCCGAACGTTGTCGCCTCTGCTGGGGTCAGTTGACTGGCTCGGACGGTGTTGTTCTCGTCCCACACCGTTGGCTCACCGTTATCAATGACATGACGGAGAAAGGTCGTTCCGCTGGCTTGGACGTATCTCATGCCTTCTCCTTCAATTTAGCGGCCTCTCGGCGCTCAATGGCACGGGCAACCCCTTCCGCATACGCGATGGGGTCGTCGATCTGTGCCAGCAACGCTGCCATAGTTCTTTCTACCTGCGCCATTGTGCCGACAGTATCAGCAAGACGGTTCTCAAGGTTTGTCCGATACTCGCACTCGGGCAGGTCTTTGAGGATGTACTCAAAGTTGATGCGGTCAAAGTCGTAGTGAAAATACTCCACCTCGCGCCCGTAGATCGCGTCCGCGAGGGTGTCGTATTTGTATGAGGGGGGGAGCTGTGAGTAGATCATTGATGTCTGTTGGTTAAATCGGAGAGAAGGCTACGCCATATCCTTGACCAACGGGTAGTGTTGCAGGCTGGGTATATCTTACCCCAAACCCTGCACTACTCCATGGGTATACACTGACAACGGGATTACTAGCGTGAGCAACAGCTAATTCTGTTCCGTTTGGGGAGAAGGCTACGCCACCGGCAACATTAGGGGGCAATATTGCAGGGTCAGCAAACTTTGTTCCAAACCCTGCACTACTCCACGGGTATACACTGACATAAGGGCTGCTGTTCTGGGCAACAGCCAGTGCTGTTCCGTCCGGAGAGAAGGCTACACCATTGCCTTGAAAGGAAGGCGTTGTCGCAGGGTCAGCAAACTTCGTTCCAAAGCCTGACGCACTCCACGGATATGCAGTGACATAAGGGGCATTAAAGTGACCGATAGCTATTTCTGTTCCTGCTGGAGAAAAAGCTACGCCATTCCCTTGCTGAGCAGGCAACGTTGCAGGGTTAGCGAACTTCGTTCCAAACCCTGACCCACTCCACGGATATGCAGTGATAAATGGGGTGGTACTGTGAGTAATAGCCAACTCTGTCCCGGCTGGAGAAAAGGCTGGAGTACGCCCAATACCAGCAGGCAACGTTGCAGGGTTAGCGAACTTTGTTCCAAACCCTGACCCACTCCACGGGTATGCAGTGATAAATGGGGAAATTTCGTGGGCGACAGCCAATGCCGTCCCTGCTGGAGAAAATGCTACGCCATTCCCTTGACCAGTAGGTAGTGTTGCAGGGTTGGTAAACTTCGTTCCAAAGCCTGACGCACTCCACGGATATGCAGTGACATAAGGGCTGGTAGTGTGAGCAACAGCTATTTCTGTTCCTGCTGGCGAAAATGCTACGCCATTGCCGGTACCGGTAGGTAGTGTTGCAGGGTCAGCAAACTTCGTTCCAAAGCCTGACGCACTCCACGGATATGCAGTGATAAATGGGGTGATACCGCTAGCAACAGCCAGAGAGCGCGGCGGGTTTACTGGGGTAGCAAGCCAGCAGAGCCACTTCGTAGCCGCTACTTTTAACGCCGTCAGCACATTGCCAACAGGAACGCTCTGGGTGCCTGTTGTGAGCAGGGTGCTTCGTAGCGTATCGGTCGTGATCGCAACGCTCAACGCCCGTGCCCCAGTTTCGTTCACGAACACCAGCACGGTGCCGATGGTGTAGGCGACGCTGGAGTTTGCGGGGATCGTGAATACCCGTGCCGCCGTATCCGACGCTGGGTGGAATATCTGATACCCTGCGTCCCCAAGGACGAGGGTGTAGTCTACGGATTTTATGAGCTGCGGATAGTTGACAACCGACGCCGAGCTAGTCCCAACGACGGCTTCCCCATTTGCGCGGATATAGCTCACGCAATACACCGTCGTCCCATCGCTTTCGTACACCGCTCGGTCGTTTGCTGCGGTGGTGATATTCGCCGCACTCGGCAAGTTGTTCGTTGTGGCGTTGTGCGTGAGGACCAAGATGCCGTCAAAGATGACCGTGCGGGGGCCACGGGTCAGCGTGACCGCCGTGATCGTTGTCGTGCCCGTGATGTGGACACGGTTGCCCGTGGCGGTGTTCAAGTTGATGGTCGCGGCGGAAGCAATGGATGTGCCAGTGGCCCACTCTTGCGCAGCGGTAAACGTGTTCGCGCCAAGAACCGCATTGCCGCCAGCCGTTAGCCCCGCCGCTGTTCCGGTCAGCCCCGTCCCCGCTCCCGTGAAGGCGTCAGCGCCAATATCAATCGCGCCAAACCCCGACGAGATTGAGCCAGCGTTTAGGGCACCAACGCTGGTCAGACTCGACGCCAACACGTTGCTGGCAAGGGTTGCGCCCGTTAACGCTGACGCATCAGCAACAGCGGTAATCGTAATGTCGGCGCTACCGTTAAACGCTACGCCGTTGATGTTGCGCGAGGTTTGCAACGTCGTTGCGGTGCTGGCGTTGCCCGTTACTGCACCAGTGACGTTACCAGACACACCACCCGTTGCGGTGATAAGCCCCGTGACGCCAAGTGTGCCCGTAACACTCACGTTGCCCGCAACAGTCCCGCCAGCAGACGGCAGATAGGCAATCTCCTCCCACGCTGCGCCCGTATCAAACCACAGCTTGACACTTCCCGTGTCGGTGGTCATCCACTTCCGTCCAGCCGTCCCCGCCGCAGGACGAGCGGCTAACAGCGACGACTGCACATGGATGCCACTGTCGATGTCGTGATCGACGTAGGCACTGCGGGTGGTGTTGTCGTTGCTGAGGACGACCGTTGCGTTGAGTAGGTCGCCATTGACCGGACTGGTAAAGGCGGCAACGCCATGCTGACCGATTGTTTGCGCCACTAGCGCCTCCCAAGGGCAAAAGTTTCTAGCTGGAAACGACCAAAGACAGGAATCGTTTGGCCTGCGTCGATGATAGACACGTCGATGTAATACCCCGTGCCGCTCATCTGCACACGGTAATTGCTGCTATTGGCGCTTCCCCACAGCCCGTATCCCCAGATGCCAGTGCCCCATCTGCTTGAGACAAAGGTGGTCGGCAGCGTATAGGTGTCCGTGGTGGAGTCTGTCACCCACTTGATGATGGTTGACGAAGAACTATCCAGCGATGCCGTGATGTAGCCAAAACGAAGCGACTTTGACAGCGCATCATCTCCGCAGTACATCCGGTGCATCTGGATGGTCATGGTATACGGAGTCCCACCCGTGCCATCAGACAGTTGGTTATCAACGACCACGCCCGTCTCATCGCAGGTTGTGACATACCCATCCTCATCACCCCGAAGCAAGGCAGGCAGTCCATCCGAATCAATGCTATCAAACAAGGTGGTCGTGGCAGGGTCCAAGAACCCAGACTCCCACGGACCAGACCATGCCCGTAGCACGGTGTGATAGACGTACACGCCATACGCGGGCACGTTGATCCACAACTCACGGGTTGCACGGTTAAACGTTGCGCTGATATTTGCCACCTGTGCCGAGGTCAGATTCCGAATGACTGGCAAGAGGGGGTCAGGCGTTTCTACCGTACCGACTGCCGACACTTCTGATTCGTTGCAGGAGTACAGCCCCCGCTCAGACACGAAGAACCCCAGATTGCCAATGCTGACAATGGATCGTGGAGCAATGGTGCCAACGTCTGCGGTCAAACCTTGCGGGGCGACGGTGATGTCGTCCTGCCCGTAGCCTGTCAAACGGCTAATGCCGCGACGATGGAAGATCAACAGCGAGGTGTTGATTGACGCAAGCCCGACAACCGTTTCATCGGAGAAGGTGCGGACGATGATCTGCCCACCACCCGCTGACCCGTTGGCAAACGTGTCGCCGTTGTTCAGCGCCGAATAGAAAATAGAATCGGGGAACGTTGCATTGCCGCATCCCCACAGCCGCTGGTTATGGACCGCAAGATTGGTGACCGCAAGCGTCCCAACAATGTTGGTCGTCAGCGCGGTGCCGTTCCACACGTTGAGGAGGCCACCGTCAGCAATGTAGACCACATCTGCCGTGGCATCACGGAATTGCACAAAGGACGGAGTGACCGTCGTAGACAACGCGCCAGCTTGAGCGGTCCATGTCCACGGGTAGGTAGACAAATAGGTGGACGTATGCAGCAGCCCGTTGCAGACAATCATCAACTCTTGCGTCCCACCATCCTTCCGCCATGTGTATCCATTCAGGATACTGGCCGCAGCAATGGGAGAGGCGGTCGTCCGCTTCGTCCCACCCCGCTTCGTGACGGCCCCATAGTCTGTCAGCCGCGCATTGTCCGCCCTCCGCATCTGGTTGGGCAGCACGCTCGCATCATCCGACACGCTATTCAGCCCCCCATCAAACTTGGGCTGCTGGTCTACGACCTTCTCACGGCCTGCCATTAACCGCCACTCCAGTCATACTTCACATCTGGATAGGCCATCATCGTCGGGTTGATCGTCATGCGACGAATGTCGTCGAGGAGCGACTTGCGGTCATCGTCGGCCATCGCCTTCAGGTTGGCTGCTGCCGCCGCTTCCGTGCCACCCTTGAGGAGGAGGAGAGCAGCCGCCTGCCACACCAACACCAGATGCGCGTTGGCAGGATAGTCAATGATACTGGCGTCACCTACCAGATCAGCAATAGCCGTGGGCTTGTAGTTCACGCCGACATACAACCCCAGCGCCGATGCCACGGGCAACGCCTGTACCGCCTGCCCCGCGATGTAATACAGGCGGGGGTAGGTCGGCAGGTAGTTGCTCGTCGTCGCTAGCGGCACATCTTGATACCGTGTCTGCCCGTACAGCACGTTGCCGTCGCTGACGGACAGCATACGGTAGAAGTTCTGCTGCGTATCGCCAGACCCGCTATCCAGCGTGGTAAACGCAAACTGGCCGTTGACATCCGTGCTGACCTGACGAATCGCAAACCGATAGTATGGCGCAGCGTTCAGGATGTTGGACCACTCGCTGTCAAAGACGTTGTTCAGCACCAGCTTAATCGTGGCGTCTGACCACCGTGTCGAGCCAACCGCATCCATGTATTCGCGGGTGTCCAGTACCAACTGACCGAGGGTGACCGTTGCCATTGTTCTCCTTAGCTGACTTTACGAGGGCGTCCACGGCCACGGCGCATGGTAGACGGATCGGCACTATCCAGCACTTCTCCAATGGCGCTGTCCATCGCCGCAGACATCATCCCCGTGTTGTAGTTCTCCACGGAGTCGGTCAACCGCTGGATGTCTTCTCGCGGGAAGGTGCGAATCATCTTGCTTAAATATGACGGGGCTTCGTCGGGGCTACATCCCAGCGGCAGATAGCCAATGATGTCATAGGCCATTCGTGCGTCGTAGCTCTCGCGCTGCACCCACTCCCATCGGCGGTCATCGGGT